AATATTACAAATTATGGATTGATGCGATCAATAAAAGAAATGATTATGTACCTATAGAAGTTCATTGGTCAGAAGTTCCAGGTAGAGATGAAAAATGGAAAGAGATGACTATTCGTAATACAAGTGAAGAACAATTCCAACAAGAGTTTGAGTGTGAGTTTTTAGGTTCAGTAGATACTCTTATCTCACCAGCAAAAATTAAAAACACACCATATGCTGATCCATTACAATCTAAAAACGGATTAAAGATGTTTACGAAACCTATAAAAGGCAATATGTATGTTTGTTGTGTTGACGTGGCAAGAGGTACAAACAAAGACTATTCAGCATTTACAATTATAGATGTTACAAAAGATGAAAGTCGAAAAGTTCCGTATGAAGTTGTATGTACATATAAAAACAATGAAGTCAAACCATTTGTCTTTCCAAACATCATTACACAAACTTGTAAGGCTTACAATGAAGCGCACATCTTAACAGAAGTAAATGACTTAGGACAATCAATCGCTGAAGCGATGCATTTTGAATTAGAATATCCAAATATCTTAATGACAACTCAAAGAGGTCGAGCGGGTCAAATACTTGGAGCGATGTTCTCTGGTAGAGGTACATCACTTGGTGTACGTATGACAAAACAAATAAAAAAGGTGGGTTGTGCGAATTTTAAGACGCTTATGGAGGGTGATAAACTAAAAGTCAATGACTTTAGTATAATTGAAGAAATATCAACTTTTTCACGTAGAGGGAACAGTTGGATGGCTGAAGAAGGTACAAATGATGACTTGGTTATGTGTTTAGTCATATTTGGATGGCTCTCAAATCAACCCTACTTCAAAGAATTATCTGACTCAAATATAAGAAATCAGATGTATATGGAACAACAAAATCTAATCGAACAGGATATGGCACCCTTTGGGTTTGTAGATGATGGTATCAATAGTGACCCTATGAATGAAGAAACTGTAGATGAGTATGGCACTCGTTGGTTTCCTGCGGTTAGAAAAGGTCAATAAACTACAATTTTAGGTTATTATAAATATCAATAACTGAAAAGTTTGACTATGGTCATAAGAAAACTTATGGATTTTGAAAAATTAAAATGTTAATTAGCTAATTATAGAGGAGAATAAACCTATGGCATTTCAAGTATCACCAGGTGTTCTCGTACAGGAAAAAGATTTAAGTAGAATTATTCCTGCGGTATCAACATCAATCGGAGCTTTTGCGGGACAATTCGCAAAGGGACCAGTTGACGAAATCGTAGCAATTTCTAGTGAACAAGAATTAGTAGATACGTTTGGAAAACCTGACTCAAATAACTTTGAGCATTTTTTCAGCGCTGCTAACTTCTTAGCATACTCTAATGCATTAAGAGTAGTACGAGCTACCCAAGCATCTTTGACAAATGCTAACAGCGCAGGATCAAGCGTGTTAGTAAAAAACATAGATGATTACGAAAATAACTATGAAAGCGGACAAGGTGTAGTAGGAACTTTTGCTGCAAGAACAGCAGGAGTACACGGTAACAACTTATTAGTTGCTACTTGCCCAACGGCTACAGCTTACGAAGAAATATCAGCGTCATTAGTTGCATCAACTTCAACAACAAACGTAGTAGGAGATACTTCTGTTGCTGTTGATAACAATGCAGTATTTAATGTAGGCGATATTATTCAGTTTTCATCAACTGCATCAACTGACGACTTTGATGATGGTGACTTTTACAGAGTTACATCATTAGGAGCTCGTGAAGTAATTAATTTTGTTCAACACCCTAGAGGTGCTGGCGGATTAAAAAGAGTTGTTGCCGATAATGCAAAAATAAAAAGAAGATGGAGATATTACGATTCAGTTGACGGCGCTCCAGGAACATCAGCATATGCATCTGCAAGATCAGGTTCAGGCGATGAAATCCACGTAGTCGTAGTTGACGAAGATGGTGGTATCACTGGTACTCCAGGCGAAGTAATAGAATCATTTTCTAATTTATCAAAAGCGAGTGACGCAAAATCTCCACAAGGAGACACTAACTACTATCCAACTGTGATTAAGAATAAGTCACAGTTTATTTACTGGATGGACCACAATACTGCTGGTTCTAATTGGGGTAATGCTGCAAGTGGAACTACTTTCACAGCAGTTAATACACCAACTTTAGAATCATTATCTGGTGGTTCTGATGGTACTACAGTAACAGACGGACAATTGAAAACTGCTTACGAGAAGTTCCAAGATGCCGAAACTGTTGATGTAGGATTAATCATCGCTGGTCCAAGTGGAAGTACAACACACGTTGACAATCTAATCACTATTGCAGAGAATAGAAAAGACGCTGTTGTATTTTGTTCACCACAAAGATCAGATGTAGTTAATGTTACTAACTCAAATACACAAACAACTAACGTTATCGGTTTCTTTGATAACATTAGATCATCTAGTTATGTTGTATTTGATAGTGGTTACAAATATTGTTACGATAGATATTCTGACGTATACAGATTTGTTCCATTAAATGGTGACACTGCGGGTCTAGCAGCAAGAACTGATTTAATTGCAGATAGTTGGTTTTCACCAGCAGGCTTTAACAGAGGTATCGTTAGAGGCGCAGTTAAATTAGCGTACAATCCAACTAAGGCACAAAGAGATCAATTATACCCTGCAAGAGTTAATCCTGTGGCAACTTTCCCAGGTCAAGGTACAATTCTTTTTGGTGACAAAACTGGATTGTCTTCACCAAGTGCTTTTGATAGAATCAACGTAAGAAGATTGTTTATCACTTTAGAGAAGGCGATTTCAACTGCTTCTAAATTTCAACTTTTTGAGTTCAATGATGAATTTACAAGAGCTAACTTTAGAAACATTGTAGAACCTTTCCTAAGAGAAGTACAAGGTAGACGAGGTATCACAGACTTTTTAGTAGTATGTGATGAAACTAACAATACAGGCGATGTAATTGATAGAAATGAATTTGTAGCAGAAATCTTTGTGAAACCTGCTAGAAGTATCAACTTTATCACACTATCGTTTGTTGCAACCAGAACTGGCGTGGCTTTTGAAGAAGTCGCTGGCGGATAATAGTAGAGGAGAATAGAAAATGGCAAACATATCGGACTTCAAAGCTAAACTTGCTGGCGGTGGCGCTAGAGCCAATCAGTTTAAGGTAACAATGCCTTTCCCTGGTTACGCACAAGTTGGTGGCGAAATAGAAGACTTAGCGTTTTTATGTCGTGGTGCAGCAATTCCCGCAATGACGGTGACAAATATAAATGTCAACTTCAGAGGAAGAGCTGTTAAGATCGCAGGAGATAGAGAAATCCCTAACTGGACTATCACTGTATTAAATGACACAAGCTTTAAATTGAGAAATGCTTTCGAAAGATGGCAGAATGGTATCAACAATATGAGTGACAACGAAGGATTAACAAATCCAGTTGACTATCAAGTTGATGCGTTTGTAGATCATTTAGATAGAAACGGTAATACGATTAAGTCTTATACTTTAAGAGGTGCATACCCAGTTAGTATTAGTGAAATCGCTTTAGACTTTGATGAAAAGACTGAAGTTGAAACTTTTACAGTTGAGTTTGCTTACCAATTTTTTGATACAAATACTACAACTTAATATTAATACAGAGGGGCTTTCGAGCCCCTCTTTTTAATCCCTTATAAGTAATAGTACAAGGAGATATTATGGCAGAATTATTCGGCTTTTCAGTAACACGATTAAAAAAACAAGCTGATCCAAAACAGGCTTTCACAACAGCACAAGCAGAAGACGGTACACAAACGGTTAATGCTGGAGGTCACTTTGGTTCATACTTGGATATGGAAGGTAATGCTAAAACAGAGCAAGACCTAATTCGTAGATATAGAGAAATAGCTTTACACCCTGAATGCGATATGGCAATCGAAGATATTGTCAATGAAGCAATTGTCGCAAATGAACTAAAAGACGCAGTAAGAATTAATTTAACAGATTTACCTTACGGCAAAGAAGTAAGAAGAAAAATAGAAGATGAATTTATTGAAGTTTTAAAATTAATGAACTTCAATACAAAAGGACACGACCTTTTTAGAAGATGGTATGTAGATGGAAGAATCTTTTTTCAAAAGATTATTGATAGAGAAAGTCCTAAAAAAGGTATCACAGAATTAAAATATATTGATCCAAGAAAGATCAAAAAGATTAGAGAAGTTAGAAAGAAAAGACCTGACACTCCAATGCCATCATCACTAAACAGTTTGGCTGTAGTTGATGAATATATTGAATACTTTTTATATAATGAAAGAGGACTATCAGGTACAACTGGACAATCTGGTATTAAAATAGCACCAGATACAATTGCGTTCTGTCCATCTGGATTAATTGATCAGAATAAAAATATGGTATTGTCTTATTTACATAAGGCGATCAAACCTGTTAATCAATTAAGAATGATTGAAGACGCAGCAGTCATTTATAGAATTGCTAGAGCGCCAGAAAGAAGAATATTTAAGATTGATGTTGGTAACTTACCAAAAGTAAAAGCAGAAC